TTTGATCTTCAGGTTACTATTGATGAAGACACAGTTTGGACACCTTTGATTGGAACTATCTCTGTAATAGGAGATATTACGGGTAGCCTATAATGGCAGTAGTAAAAGTTACAACTCCAAGACCTGATTTACCGCCAGTAATTAAAATTAAGAATAAAATATTTAAAGTAAACAAATAATCATGAGATAATATTTGTATGGCTACTTCTAAATCTATGGACTTTCCAGGTGCGAAAAAATCTTCTTATGCTGCACAAGTAGAGCAAAGTCAAGCATCTCCTTCTATAGACAATTCTCTTTCATTTCTTCCAGTCCCTGGCCCAGTCGGACCACAGGGACCATCAGGTAGAGATGGAAAAGATGGAAAAGAAGGACCTCAAGGACCAGAAGGAAAGCCAGGTCCAAAAGGTGATAAAGGAGTAGCAGGAAAAGACGGGTTAAGTTCTTTATCATCTTCAGGACAACAAGCAGGATGGGCATCTTACATAAACACAATTACAAAACCAACAAAACTTGGTATTTCTCAAGGAAATGATGGCTGGGTAACACTTTTGTTAGACACAAAGGACAAATCACAAAACGAGTTATACCTTCCTAAAGGATGTACCAGTCTTTGGAATAGTCATCAAAGAGCCCTAAACTTCCACGGTATAAAAGAAGGATCTCAAATATTCGTAACATATAACTTTGAACTAACTACCTATACAGCCAACACTGAGGTTTGGCTAAGGACATACTTTGCAAGCAAGGATCAGGAGTTTGTCCAGTTTGTAGGTTCGTTAAAGTACCAGAATGTCTACAACCTTTCAGTTACACAAAATATATTTATTGAGGACAAGGCTATGTGGGGTAATGGGGCAGTTCCGCAGATTAGAACAGACTTTGATGCATCTGTAATTCTTAATTCTATATACGTCAGCGTGGTATAATAAAATCATGGCATTTCCAGGAGAACTTAATATAAATTACTATAAGGGTGACACCTATGAGTTTAAAATCTACCCTCAAAAGACTGATGGATCTATTTTTCAATTAAACGATTACAGCAATGCCACATTCACAATTGCCACAGAGCGTGGAGAAGACCCAGTAACAAGGATTTTTGGCCATGCCTCAATTGATGGCAGCGGAACTTATATTACCTGTGCCATTACTCCTGATAATGGAGCGATAATGAACTCGTCCACTACATATGTTTATGATGTTCAAATTTATTCTCAAGGATCAGGAACATATGATAAAGTTATTACACTTTTAACTGGATCAATTTCAGTAACAGATGACATAACTCAAGATATTGGAAATCCAAGTAGAGCAATTCCTACATATCGTGTTATATATCATAATACTAATGCAACTGGAGGAGCAGTTCCAACCGATCAAAATAAGTACGTTACAAATCAAGATCCAGTTGTTGCAAATAATGGAACTCTTGTAAGAGAAGGTTTTACATTTTCTGGCTGGAACACAGCAGCAGATGGACTTGGAGTTAATTACGCAGTAGGATCTACAATTCTAAATATTAGTGCAGACGTAAAACTTTATCCTAAGTGGACGGCAGTATGACAAACATATTTGTATCACCTGATGATGTTAAGGTAATTGGTGGCACAACTGATGTTCAAGTAAATGTAGATTTTGGTCCACAAGGAGATAGGGGAAATCTTTTTCTTGTAGGATATGGAGATCCAAATACAATATCACATTCTGTTACATTACAACTACTTGATCTATATATCAACGTACAAGCAACAGATGAAGACTATCTTGTTATGTATCAATATGTAAACCAGGGTGGAGTTAATACTTGGGTTCAAACTTCTAAGTTGATGACAGACAAGTTTAGTGTAATTAGACAGGTTTCCTTTACAAATGGAGAGGCTACTGATACTGTAGATTTTAAGGTTTCTAATATTGTTCCTATGAGTCTTGTTAGTGGTTTAACAGAGCAAAATTTTAATATTCAATGCACCTTCTCTCACCCCGAAAATCCTATAGCACACTCAATATCTATAAATCCAATAACAATTCAGGCTGGTACTGGGGATGTAATACTTCCAATTAATATCCGTGCCGTTGAGTTTTCTGGAGGGGAGTGGACTGGACTAAACGAAACAGCATATGTTCATTTCCTAATTACGGTGGTATAATCTAAGATGGTGATATGTGATGGCTGCTGAATTTATTGATGATACAGAAAATGGCTCTGGGTTATACCCAACCAAGATACCTGGTTATGAAGATGCAGCAGATATTCAGGAAGCCTTAAGACTTTATCACTATGGATCAACAATAATCCCAACAGACAACAATCTTGGAACACCAAACGGTATAAATACAAAATCAGTAGCAGGACACCTTAAAAGTTTAGCCAATGCAGATTCTACACACGCTGCCCTAACACAAAATGTTCACGGGATAGACGATACATCACTTTTAGCAACAACAGCATATGTTACAAACGCAATAGAAACATCAACTGGAGGATATCCCGATCTTGCTGGAACAGGGCTTGGTTGGAATTCTGTAGACACAAGGTTTGATGTAGAGCCAAGAATTGCAAATACTAACACTGTTATAACAAAAACATCTGGTTTTACCTTGGAGTTAGGTGATGTTAGCAAAACCATTCTTCTTAATACTTCGTCTACAATGAATTTGACTATTCCCACAAATTCTGCAGTAGCAATTCCAGTTGGATATAAGTATCATTTAATTGAAATAGGATCAGGAATAACAACGTTTGTTCCAGGATCAGGTGTAACTATTAATAGCAAAAATGCACAACTTTTTATTGATACACAATACGGACAAGTTACACTTATAAAAATTGCAGAAAATTCTTGGATTGCTTATGGCGATATATATGAAGGAGCCTCTACTCCTACACCAATTGCTCCAACTCCAACTCCCGTAGCACCAACACCTGTTGCTCCTACACCTACTCCAGTTGCTCCAACTCCAGTAGCACCAATTCCTACACCAACTGCTCCAGTAACACCAACTGCGCCAACACCAACACCAGTAGAACCTACACCAACACCTACCACACCAACACCTGTTGCTCCCGTTACACCTACCGAACCAACACCTGTTGCTCCCGTTACACCTACCGAACCAACACCTGTTGCTCCCGTTACACCTACCGAACCAACACCTGTTGCACCAGTTGCCCCAGTAGCACTTGATTGTTCTAATGCTGGTTCTTTAAACCAGACACAATGTGCAGCATGTAACTACACATGGTCTGGAGGACAGTGTTACGATAATCCTTCACCAGTAGCACCAACTCCAACTCCCGTAGCACCAGTTGCACCAGTTGCACCTGTAGCACTTGATTGTTCTAATGCTGGTTCACTAAACGAAACACAATGTGCAGAATGTAACTACACCTGGTCTGGAGGCCAATGTATTGACTCTCCAGCACCAGTAGCACCTACACCTACACCTACTCCCGTAGCACCTGTTACACCAACAACACCTGTTGCTCCCGTTACACCTACCGCTCCAACACCTGTCGCCCCTGTCGCCCCTGTAGCACTTGATTGTTCTAATGCTGGTTCACTAAACGAAACACAATGTGCAGAATGTAACTACACCTGGTCAGGTGGTCAATGCATAGACTCGCCAAGCCCTTTTAGCGGAGGGGGAGGCGACACCCCAACACCAACACCTGTTGCACCAACTCCAACTCCAGTTGCTCCAACACCAACCCCCGTAGCACCTACGCCAACTCCCGTAGCACCAACTCCAACTCCCGTAGCACCAACTCCAACTCCAGTTGCTCCAACACCAACCCCCGTAGCACCTACGCCAACTCCCGTAGCACCAGTTGCCCCAGTAGCACTTGATTGTTCTAATGCTGGTTCTTTAAACCAGACACAGTGTGCAGCATGTAACTATACTTGGTCTGGAGGACAGTGCATTGACTCTCCAACACCAACTCCCGTAGCACCTGTTGCTCCAACAGCACCACCGTTTTTCCCATTCTTCCCACCATTCTTCCCTTACTTCCCGTTCTTTCCATTCTTCCCACCGTTCTTCCCGTTCTTCCCATACTTCCCATATTTTGCTCCAGTAGCACCTGTTACGCCAACCGCGCCAACTGCACCAACACCAGTATATGATCCACTTGCTCCATATTTCCCATATTTTACAATTGAGGGTGGCCAGTAGTTTAGGTTTTTGATATAGTGTATAATTAAAACATGACAAGCAGAATAGATAAAATAAAAGAAATAATTGAAAATAATAAAGCATCTAATGTAAGCCCAATGGATTTAATTAATCCAAATACAGAATGGGCTGATGAAGCAAAGGCTTTACAAAGATATGAAATTTGTAAATCTTGTCCAGAACTAATAAAATTAACAAAACAATGTAAAAAATGTGGTTGTCAAATGCAATTAAAAACAAAATTAGAATTAGCAGCATGTCCAATTGGTAAGTGGTAAAATGAAAAAACCATATTTATTAAAAAATGTTTTGCCAGAACAAGAACATAAAGCATTGCAAAATTTAGCAATGAATTTGTGGGCAACCGATAAAACTACTTTTGACGAAAGTTTTGGAAGACATCAATGGGCTATTTGGGACGGAACTCATAAAGAAAATACAGAACCACTAAGAAGATTTCATGAAATGCTATTACCATTAGCAAGAGAAGAGTTTGAGTCAGAAACGCTTTTGCCGTCTTGGTGTCTTATAAGCATTTATGAAGGAGATAAAGCAAGACTGTGGAAGCATAAAGATGATAATGCTTGTACATATCATATAAACTATACAATATTTCACAAGACTCCATGGGATTTTTATGTTGAAGGTGAAAAATTTCAACCAGAAGAAAATGATGCAGTAATGTCTTATGGTAATGATCAAGAACACTGGAGAGAAGAGTTTCCAAACCCAGAAACAAATTTGGTTGCTAATGCATTCTTTTTTTATACAGAACCAGACCATTGGTTTTTTACAGAAGGCCCTAAATATCTATACACTGGAATCCGTGCCAAAAAAGATGAGCCAACAGCGAGTATGTAATAATGGGAAGTATATTTTATCAACTTTATCAACCATGCGGTTTGTTTAATCAGATAACAAGTATAGAGATTGCAGTTGGTTTATCTAGTAGATATAAAAAACAGTTGGTATTTCATAATATAAGTAACCCTCCAAATGGAGACTATAACGGTGCTAGAGTTCCAATATATTCTGCAAATTATAAATTTAACGAAAGAAGCCATTTGATTGATTCTAATATTTTCCCTAATATTACAGATTTGATAGATTGGGAAAATAAAGAGTGTAATATTTTTATAAACGACACAGTAGAAACTTTTACGCATGAAGATTTAAGAATTGAAAATTTAATGTTGCACTATTCTGCACCATCAGATACATATAAAGATGAAGAGCATGATTTTGCAGAAGGTAGGAAAAGACTATTTTTAGATAATTATGAAAACATTCATTTAAAAAAAACATTAGGATATTACAGCAGATTCTTTTTTGATCGTGATAAAGATTTAGATAAGAGTCTATCCTCTGTACGATTTAAGCCAGAATATTATCAGTTAGCAGAAAAAATAGCAAACTCTATTGGAGTTTTTAATGGCTCACATTTTAGATTAACAGATCACAAGGGAATGTTTGATCCAGATAGCAATATTTTAGATTCTGGAATAAGCAAAATAGATAATGGTTTGCCAATTGTAATGTGCACAGACCAGCCAGACAGTGAACTAATAAAAAACTCTTCTTACAACTATCTATTGCTAGATGAATACATACTAAACAACTTTCACAAAGAGTTTAGAGAGTTTAAGTTTAAGGAAGAAGTTTCTTTTGGAATCTTAAATAACCTTGTAATGCACTACAGCCAAGAGTTTATCGGAAGCCCAGGAAGCACATATACTGGATATATTCACAGAGGTTTAAATCAAAAAAGAGATATACAATGGAGAATATTCGGGGAAGAAGAGCATTTGCAGAGCGGTCCATACTCTTGGAATGGATACAGTAATAAAGATAGTTTTACAAAACAATGGTGGAGAGAGTGGGAGGAGTCAAGGCTATGTACAATATAGCGCAAGTTTTAGGAATACATGGGCTAAAACCAAAAAGTGTTATTCATGTTGGAGCACATATTGGTCAGGAACTGTCAATGTACAAAGATATCGGAATAACTAGTGGAATTTTTATTGAAGCAGACCCAACAGTATACAAAAGATTGGAAGAGTATCTTGTTTGTGAACCAAACTGGAAAGCAATAGAGGCTTTAGTTTCAGATACTCAGGATGTTGAGGTAGATTTTTGGGTATCGAGCAATGATAAGATGAGTTCTAGCCTATTGGAGCCAGGATTACATTTGACAGAGCATCCAGATGTTAAATTTGATTCTCAGCCTATAAAAATAAAAACAAAAACTTTGGACTCATTATCTCTAGGAAAGTTTGATCTAGTTGTAATGGATGTCCAGGGTGCTGAACTAAAAGTCTTGTCTGGTGGCATTGAGACTTTCAAAGATGCAGATGCTTTATGGCTTGAGGTTGCCCTAGGTGGTCTTTATAAGAATGACTGCAGCATTAACGACCTGTCAGAATTTTTAGCACCTTTTGGCTTTTATCCAGTGTATGTTATTATTGGAAGTACAATGTGGGGGGACGCTCTTTTTATAAAGAAAGAGACACTAATTAAAAGGAGACAATTGTGATGAAAACAGCACTTGTATTAGGGGCAGGCGGTTTTATTGGAAGTCATATGGTAAAGCGTTTAAAGTCAGAAGGATATTGGGTTCGTGGTGTTGATTTAAAACATCCAGACTTTTCTGAAACACAAGCAGATGAATTTATAGAAAGAGATTTATCTGTATATGAAAATGTTGAAAAAGTAATTCAATTTAAAGGATATCAGGGAAACTTTTATCATGAAGTTCCATATCGTGTTATAACTTCTTTTGATGAGATATATCAATTTGCAGCAGACATGGGTGGTGCTGGATATATCTTTACTGGAGATAATGATTCTCAAATTATGGAAAACTCTGCTTTGATAAATCTTAATCTTCTTAGGGCACAATCAAGATTAAATGCTAAATATGATATTAACAAGACAAAGATTTTTTATTCAAGTTCTGCCTGTATGTATCCTGACCATAAGCAGTTAGATGTAAATAACCCTGGACTTAAGGAGTCTGACGCATACCCTGCAGACCCTGACAGCGAGTATGGGTGGGAAAAACTATTTAGTGAGAGAATGTTTTTAGCATTTAATAGAAATAATAAGATCCCAGTAGCAATTGCAAGATATCACAACATCTATGGACCAGAAGGAACTTGGGATGGTGGAAAAGAAAAGGCTCCTGCAGCAATGTGTCGAAAAGTTATACAGTCAGATGGCTTTATAGAAATTTGGGGGGATGGAGAACAAACCCGTTCATTCCTATATATAGACGAATGCATAGAGGCAACAAGAAGGCTTATGAAGTCAGACTTTACTGGACCAGTTAATATTGGGTCTGAAGAAATGGTTACTATAAATCAGTTAGTTGATATTGCCTGTAGCGTTGAAGGAAAGACTTTAAGTAAGATGCACATCCCAGGACCTTTAGGGGTTAGAGGAAGAAACTCTCAGAATGATTTAGTAAGAAAAGAATTAGGCTGGGACTATTCTATGACCTTAAAAGAAGGAATTGAAAAAACCTATCTATGGATTAAGGGTCAAACAGAAAAGCCCCAGCACTAATCTACTTAGGGAATTTAGACATCCAGAACTTAGTTCTTGGAGTAATGCCTTTCCAGGCAGTCCAGTTTTCTCCACCATCAGTCATATGGTGTGCAATTTGTGCATTTAAAACTGGGTTAAAAAGTTCAGCATTTGCAGATAACTCAAACTTGTCTCTACGATCAGGACCAAGAGAGTCAATCATATTGATTTGGAATATTCCGTATGAGGAGTCTCCAGTGCTTTCGTTTCCGTTAAAAGCCAATGGGCGACCATTAGACTCTTTCTTTGCTACAGCCCAAGCCTCAACAAGGTTCTGGCCCTTAAATCCAACCAGGGATAGCATTTTCTTTAGTTCTAAGTCAGTAAGAGATGTCTTGTTTGCAAAACTCTCCAACATTTTTTCCTTAGAAACCAAAAAAACCTCTTTCGAGGTTGTGTCTGATGTCTGAGCCTGTTCAAGGCTAAGATTGTTCTTTGTATCAAGATCTGAAATAGCATTAGCAGAGTTTGACAAAACCGTTACTAGTGCTACGATACTGAGTGTGCTAATGATCTCTTTGTTTCTTTCGATAAATTTAATCATAGTTTCCTCCTTAGAAAACAATAACACCTTGGTAGGTGTTACTACCAAGTATAACATAATTTTAAGCCAAAAGTCAAATTTGAGCATAATCTGACTTAGATGTGATAAAATTAGAATATAAGGGGAAATCTATGTATGCACTTGTAGTAAAAAATAGTCAAAATACTTGGGATGTTTGGAAGACACTTCCTACTATTCCGTTTATTGAAAGAGAAGAAAGACTTCAGGCTGCAATTAAAAGCGGGATGCCAATAATTGGAAAAAATGTAACAGAATATAAATCCTTTGCCAAAAGTGGTGCTGTTTGGGATGGTAAAAATTTTTCAGGTGGCGAAATTGGAAAAATAAAATCAGGTGCTGGAGAGGTTTTTGAAAAAATAACAGAAGACACACCATTAAGTATCTATGCATACCTATGTAATGACGTTATTGTACTTTTGCAGTTTGGAGACACAGGAACAGAGTTTGATAGCCTACTTCAGGCAATTTTTGAAAGTGAAACAACTGTGATTAATATACCAGAAGGACAGACAGCAAATCCTGGAGATGTTTGGGACGGAACAAACATAATTAAAACAGGTAGGTCCTAAAACTAATGTCAAAGTGGGAAGAGTGGAAGTCGTCTTTAGGAGAAACAAGGCCATGGCATTTACTGGATCCAAACCAATATGTACAAGACGAGAGCATATCTATTCAAAGGCTTTCTATTTGTCATGTATGTCCAGAATTTATTAAAACAACAAATCAGTGCAAAAAATGTGGGTGTATAATGAGTTTAAAGTCAAAACTAGAAAAGGCAACTTGCCCGTTAGGAAAATGGTAATGAAAAAAAGAACACTAGCACCAGGAATTGTAATATATTCAGACGTAATAGATGATCATGAGTCTCTTATAGATGAAATTGAAAAGGGCGTATCTAAAAACTTTGATGCCTGGTATCCAGCAACGGCAATAATAAACGGACAAGATGTTCCAGAAAAGACTATAAGAGATACCGATTCTTTGTATATTGAGTATCAAGATCATATTGTTAACAATACCATGCATGAGTACTATGAATTTAAAGCAAAACTATCAAACACTTTTTTGTTGGGATTTAAAGATTTAGAGTTAGACTACAAAAAAGAATATAATATAGGCACAGAATGGCACGATTCTTATGGTATTTTAAAGTATGGTCCAGGACAAAAGGTAGTTAACCATATAGATGATAACCATAAGTACCATAGAAGAATCTCTACTGTCTATTATTTAAACGATAACTACTCTGGTGGAGAAATTACATTTCCAAGATTTGACATAACCTACAAGCCAGTAGCAAACGAGTTTTTAATATTTCCATCAAACTATGTATATAACCACTCAGTCATTCCAGTAACAGAGGGAATAAGATACTCTGTAGTCAGTTGGCTACGATGACAAAGCCATCAAATCTGGGTGTATAATAATTTTACTATGACTACATATGATTTTTCTGCCACTGGAGTTAAATATCCCCTTGAAAACTCTCCTGTAAATGTGCATGGAGATTTTAAGAAATTAGCAGAATCCCTTGATGCAATTCTTCCAGCATATGGTGTGTCATATTTTCAGATTGATATAAATAATAATAGCGGAGCAACAATTAATGCAGGAGTCCCAGTTTACGCAACAAACGGGAAAATAAATGGCAAGGTTACAATTGCAAAAGCCCTTCCATCAACAACTGCCCCAATATTGGGATTACTAAAAAATAATACAGCAAACAACTCAGACGGAATAGTTGTAGTTGCTGGGGTTATGGAAGGCTTAAACACTTCAGGCTTTGCTGCAGGACAAACACTTTATGTAGGAACATCTGGAGGACTAACAAATGTTAGACCGTCAGGCGGATCAGCAGCAGTTGGAATTTGTGCTGTTGCAGACAATGTTAATGGGATAGTGATTGTAGAGGCAAAAGGAAACGGTACCTGGGGAGCACTCAGAGACGGTTTGTCGTGATATAATAAACAAATGGCAACTTTAAGAGGATCTCAATCATTATATAATATAGGTAATCCACCACCAACAGTTATTTGGACTGTAGTTCGTGGAGATACATCTGGATTCAAGGTTTATGTAACAGACGATGCCAAAGAGCCTTTGATCTTAAAAGGTCCTGAATCTGAATGGGATATTGCAATGAAGATTAAAAGACCCACTTCAACTCCTGGAGTAATTACAGATGATGCTACAACAATAATGGCTTTACATCCAGTTGCAGATGAAGACGACCTTGTTGGAGAGTTTACAGTTTGGCTTACAGCAGAAGAATCTAATGTCTTACAAACAGGAGACATCTTTGATATTCAAGTCTCAGACCCAACAAGAGTTTGGACAGTTGCTCAGGGTAGCATGAGAATTCTTGAAGATGTAACAGATTAATGGCAACATCAGTAATTCTTGATGACCTACAAAATAAGACAGAGCGAATCTTTCCAATAGATTATTCAGAAGTTAAGATAGAAGACTTTACAAGAAAAACAGTTATAACTGAGGTTTTGCCTTTTAGAGTTAAGTTTACAGCCATTCAAATTGTGGCTATTGGTTTGGGAAATACCCCAGCAATTCCTCTGCAAGTTATTGGCTATAGCAACTATATTCTCTAATAGTATTATTAAAAGGGATGATATAATCTCTACATGGCTAAAATATCAATTCCATCAGTTAAAAGTCTATTTCAAACAGGTGATAGACCTACTCAAGAAAATTATGAAGATTTAATTGATACCGTCGCAGCACAGGCAACAGACCTTGGCTCAGCAGGTAACAATGAAAACACAATCAACGGTATTGAGAACGTAACTGTTATTGATAACTTTGATGCTACAGTTTGGCGTATGGTTAAGTATATTGTTTCAATATCAAAGACCACAGCAGGGGACAACAAGTTCTATGCAACCGAACTAACAATTCTCGTTGACGGTACAAATGTAAGTGTCAGCGAATACGGAACAATCGACAATGATGGGAATATTGGCACCATTAATGTCTCTCGCACTGGAAATACCGTGGCCCTAACAGTCACTCCAGATAATGCGATCAAGCCAGTCACAGTTCGTTACGCACGAATTGGACTTAAGGCATAACTAAGGAGATATAAAAAATGGCAACAGTAAATAAAGATTTTAAGATTAAGAGTGGTCTCGTCGTTGAAGGTACAACAGGTACAATCAATGGTTTAGACATTCTTACAAAGAAGCAAGCAGACCAAGATTACATCGTTGGTCTTATTGGTGGTACAGCAACATCTGCTAACACACCAAACACAGTTGTAAAGCGTGATGCTAACGGTAACTTTGCTGCAGGCATAATTACGGCAAATATTACTGGTAATGTAACAGGTGATGTAACTGGTCAAGTATCAGATATTTCAAACCACGATACAGACGATCTTGCTGAAGGTTCAAGACTATATTTCACAAACCAAAGAGCACTTGATGCAACTAACGCTGCATACGATGCAGCAGGAACTGCAGCAACAGAAGCAGGAAATGTAGCACAAGATCTTACAGATCACGAGAACCTAACTTCAGGAGTACACGGAGTAACTGGTTCAGTAGTTGGAACAACTGACACACAAGATATTTCAAATAAGAGAATAATTGATACACTTTACTTTACAGATGGTGTAACAGTTAATAATGAAGCAGAAATTGAAGTACAGGCTGGAAGCCACGTATTTAATGTTCAGGCCAACTACGGAGACCTTAATCTTAAGGCAGTAGCAACAAATGCTAGTGTTTATGTAATCTCAGAAGATGCAGACATTGTTCTTACAGCAGATGGTGGTTCATACATTGGAACAGTTGCAGCAGAAAATGAAATTGCAACTAAGGGATACGCAGATGGTGTAGCAGGAGATGTTGCATCAGATTTGTCAACACACGAACAAGCAACAACTGGTGTTCATGGCGTAACTGGAAATATCGTTGGAACAACAGACACACAGACACTTTCTAATAAGACACTTGGTAGCGACCTTGCTGCTGGTGGATATAAGGTTTCAGGTCTTTTGAATCCTTCAGCAAACCAGGATGCAGCAACAAAGTCATATGTTGATACAGCAGTATCAAACCTAATTGGTGCAGCACCTGAACTTCTTGACACTCTTAACGAGTTGGCACAAGCAATTGGTGATGACGAAGACTTTATTGGAACAGTTACAGCATCAATTGGTGAAAAGGTAGCAAAGGCTGGCGACAGTATGTCTGGCAACCTTGACTTTGGTGGAACAAGTAAGGTAACAAGCCTTGCAGCACCAACAAACTCAGGCGATGCAGCAAACAAGAACTATGTTGATACAGAGATTTCAAATCTTGATACAGCAGCACAGGGTTATGCTAACACAGCAGAAGACGATGCTAAGGCATACACAGATCTTCGTGAGATTGCAATAACAACTGCTTATGAATTATATGCAGATACAGCAGAAGCAGATGCAAAGACTTATGCAGATGGTTTAGCAGTAAACTATGATGCATCAGGTTCTGCTTCAGCAGCACAGACAGCAGCAGAAGGTTTTGCTACTGGTCTTAACAATACAACTAATGATCGTATTGATGACCTTACAACATCTGATATTCCAGAAGGCTCAAACCTTTACTTTACAGATTACGCAGCAAAGACTTCAGCAGTTGATCTTTTGACTAATGCTACAAAGAATAATATTGAGATTACTTGGAGCAATCCAACAGGTCTTGTTATTACCGCCGAAAACGGTGTAGCAGATTCTACAACAACTGATCTTGCAGAAGGTACAAACCTTTACTTTACAGATGAAAGAGCCCTTAGTGCAATCAGTGGCGAAAATATTCAACCACAGTCAATTGACATCACATGGGTTCGTCGTGAAGAAGCAACTTGGACAGATGTCGCAACTGCTTCAAAGGCTACCTGTCACTCAGCAAGCACAAGCGAGGGAAGCATGAAGTACCTTGTTCGTGTAACAGCATCAGTTGGAGGAACTCGTCACTCACATGTTACAGAAGTTCTTGCAACGGTCGATGGTGCAAATGGAGTAGCAGTTGTCGAATACGGCACAATCTACACATCAGCAGAACCACTAGCAACTGTAACAGTTGAGTGGAATGCTTCAACATCAAAGTATGACCTAAATGTAACTACAGCAAATAACTCTTCAGAGGTTATGGTTGCAGCAACATTGATGGCAACACTTGACTAAGTTCTAAAAAATAAAAAATAGTTGGAAGAAGGAGTAGTAAATGGCAACAGTCGAAAAAGACTTCAAAGTCAAGAATGGATTAGTCGTTACAAACGGCGGTACATTCGGAGATGCAGTAACAGTAGGAGCACCAACTCTTAATGCACATGCAGCAACTAAGGAGTATGTCGATAGTCGTTCAATGGCCGTAGGCACAACTGCTCCTTCTTCACCAACTAACGGAACACAGTGGTTAGACACTCTAACAAACAGAGTTAATTTTTATTACGATGGAACTTGGTATACCCAAGCAACTATCGATGATACAAATAACTTACCACAGCACATTCACGATACCGCAATTGATGGAACTGGTTTCATAGTATCTCAGTTCTATGAAGGTGGATCATTCAACAGCCCATTGGGTGTAGGTTTGGATGCAGGTGGACCCTCTACAACAGAGTGGACAGTTGTATTCGATGGCGGTAGTGTAGTAGATAACTTCAATTAAAACAGGGGTTATAATAAGATAAGTTAATGGGCAGCCCCCATAAGGAGAAATAAAAATATGGCAA